GTATCTGTCCATCGTTACTTTGATAGACTTTCTAAGATCTCCAGTATCTACTGGTACGTTAGCTCTCATTTCATCGACTACTTCAGTGGCTAGCATTTGGATTACCTGATCGATCTCTTCTAGATGATCTATAGTATCTTGAAATGCTAACCAGTCTGATAGGATATCTCGTGTTGCCATTATATATTAGATTCTTCTTTAAATATTGACATTGATCCGGTATATCCAACTAATGGTCCAACAGGTGGTTGAGCTCCTGGTGTTGTATCTAGATAGAACGATAAGTATATTAACTCGGTCTTTGCTGGATCTGAGTAATATGTAAAGTCATAGTCAAATGTTACGTAAGTTCCGTCTACTGGTAAGTAAGGAAGCTCCTGTTGATATAAGATTCCACCGTTGTTTGATATTCTAACTTGTAGTATATCTTGACTTAGATCAACTCCCTGTACATTGTTCATAAGAAAGTCCATGTTGATTTTGAAATCTCCACCTACTCCGATTGGAAACTTGATCTCTCTATCAGATCTATTCCAGAAAGGTTTCGTAGTATCTCCAAGTAAGTTGATAACATCTGGTGCTGTTAATTCTCCATCATAAGGTCCTGTAACATCGAAAGGTAAGTTAACACCATTTGATTGTTTTGTATATTGCGGCCAGTTAATAAGATCTTGAGTTTCTGATATAGCACAGTAAGGTGTTTGATCTTCTCCTGCAGGATTAGACATAACATAGTTAGTTAACCTATAGTCATTGAAAGGACTAATGCAATCATCAATGTTATTAGGTACTGTAATACTTATAGTTGCTGTAGCTCCTGCTAAATCATCTTGGAACCTCTCATAGAAAGGTGTATAACTAATATTGAAGCTTACTTCTGGTTTATCCTTGTAATAGTAATAGAGTCTAGCAATAACATCATCACAATACTGGATACAGTTACTCTGAATGTTTAGGAAGTTCTGATACTCTGAAGCTTCTTCTTCTCTTGCCATGTCCATTATAATCATATTGAAATTATATGTTATAGTAGACTGGTCTCTGTTGTGGACTCCTGGGTTTAGAAACAAGTAAGGATAATCTGCACCTTCTAGTTCTCCCATTCCTTCTGATCTTGTTTTAATGTCTGATATCTGACCGTATCCGAAGTCCACTAACATTCTGTGGTCTTCAACTATAGTCTTAAATCTGTTAACGACGTCGTTGTAGTTCATGTTCTTTTTGTTGTTTGTATTTTTTAAAGTTCTCTGCAATCTGCTTTTGTTTCTGATGAGCCATGAAGTTAAAAGTCTTTAACAGTGGTTGCTCCGTCACGGCATCGATATGTAGAAGGTTATCTGATGCTAGGCTTATGACGATTGAGAACCAACCTTCAATAATACTATTTGACTCCACTTGACCTTTAACTTCATCTGTTACGATCTCATCATCTTCATTATAATCTAATCCAAATAATTCAGCATATTGACGGTAGATATAACTACGATACTTTGAGTATGCGTCGACCTTATATAAGGCTTCATCCATGAATTCAGTAGTACCTAGGATATCTAGCATCTTTTCTATATTTGATCTAACATCTGAAACCATCCAACAATCTAGATCTATCCACTCACCGAATGTAAGTTGTGTAAGATCCTTCATGGTAGTTTCTGTACGTTTGATTAGTAATGAATATACAATACCGATTCCTAACTCTAATACCTTATCACTAGCACTCATGATATCTCTGTGGTCTATATCAAATACGGTTGCCAATACTCTGGGCCACATATGAGGACTCTCAATATCTAACTTCATGATACGTTGCCACTGTAAGACTGTTAATCTTTCAGGGAACTTGTACTCTTTTGAATCGATTGTAATGTTAAACATATAATTATAAATATAATAGTATATGTATCTGAAATAGTTAGGGTTGCTTTAGTATCTACCTGAACCGGAGACTGCGTACTGTCCGTAACTTTTATTTTGTTTACGATTGTAGTTTGCAATTGCTAGTGAGATAACTGTATCATCGTTGAGACCGCTTGGATGGCCGTAGCGGATGTTTCTAGTCTTTGGATTGTATTCATATGTAAAAGAAGATAGCTCACTTAAGAGGGACGGAAAGAGAACTTCATCTGGTATCTTAATTGTAGTTTCATTCATGTCTAATATAAGACCTTCGATGATTTCATTCTTTGATTTTGCTGTAGTAATAAAAGGATGGGTGTCTTGCCATTGCTTCTTGATCTGTTCGAAGATTACATCACCTATAGAGTTTACTTCTACCATGGCTGTTGCATTCCATTTCTTTAAACCTTTTAAGATGTTGTTGGTCATTGTAGTCCACTCAGTCTTATTGTCTCTATAGATGTCTACTATCTTTCCTGTGGAATCTATGAAGGTTGCTACTGTATAATCGTTTGCTCTACCAAGGTCAATTCCACAATATACCTTACCTGTTGGTGGAGAATACTGTGGAAAAGCATTCTTCTTTAGATTTGTAAATACTTCTCCTCCTCCATCTATAAACTCTGCTAAATACTCTTGTTGAAATACTTTATCTGGTAGAGTTCTCTTTGCATCTTCTATCTCTGAGATATCTATGTATGGTGTATCGTATGAGGATCCTGTATATGCTTCGTAGTTTGAATGGTCTGGACTCTTACCTAATTGAAATAGATTATAGAACCAGTTCTTTCCTTTAGGTGTAGAGATGAATAATATCTTTTTACCTCTTACTAGGAATATAGGTCTTATTGCTTCGGTCCATGCTTCGTCTTTACAGAAGGCTGCTTCATCTATTATACCGTAGTCGCATGTTAGTCCTCTTAAGTTATCATATCTTTCTGCGGATCTGAATAGTATTTCTGTTCCGTTTTTAAGGGTAATACTATTATCTGAGTAGTTGCAGTTCTTGACTAATCCGCTTTGTCCTATTGCAGACATTAATTCTTTCTGTACTTTAGATGTTTGTGAATATACTGGAGACACCCATAGAATCTTACAAGGGCCATCGTTTAATCCCCAGTACAGCAGTAGATTCATGGCTGCCATTGACTTTCCGTACTGCCTCCCAATACATGCAATGTGGTTTTTCGCCTTGCTCGATAGAATAGCCTCTATCATCTGTCTCTGTTTGGGGTGTGGTGTAAATCCTGTGAATGTCTTTATCATACATTAGTCTTCTAGTCTCTCTTGACTATTAATATCTGGTCCAAAATTAAACTTAAGATTCTTGAATAGATCTTCTCCTTCTGATCCTGTTATCTCTTGTCTTCCTAATTTAGGTATAATATATTCTGATAGTCTTAACATTAGATCTAACGCTTTTGCTGGATCTTCTCCTGCTACTTGACTTAACCAGATTGACATGTTATCTAGGTTATCTTCTGTTAACTTTTGATATGCTTCTCTTATCTCTCTTGTGTTCTTGTTTAAGGTTCCTTTCTTTCTTCCGTTAGGGTTACCTGATTCTCCTGGTTTAAACATAGTTTTATTGTATTTTTGTGTAAAGTTCGTAGTGATGCTTTATCATTTTGAGTGTATTAGTAACACAGCGTCCACATGAATTAGGTCTTTTGTTCTCTCCTGTTAGATCATTGTAGATTTCGTATAAGTATCTCTTATCTTCTTTATTAATAAATTGAGAACTATACATGAATAACTTATGATTAGGTTCATTTAGCCAATTGTAATGTTCTTCTTTCATTATGTTCTGTTTAATTGTCTGTTTATTAATTCTGCGAGTACTGCTGCTACTATACTACTAAATATACCCATGACCCCTTCTGTAATAATAAAATAGGGTATGGTAGACCAGAAAGTAAAACATATAGAACAGTTGAATGGTTTGAAATCAATCCCTAATTTCACCAACATGTTTTGCCATAGTGGAATTTCTTGGAGTAATGCTCCTGCAAATGCGAATGCTATTATAATATTATAGTCCATAGTTTATACCTCTTTTTATTAGTTCTTCTTTTATATGTTCTTTTGCTTCTTTAACTGCTCTACTGATTGATGTTCTGGGGACCCCTGTTTCTCTTGCTATTTTAGAGTAGTTTGGGTTGTCTGCAAACATTTGTAACAATACAGATCGGAACCACATCTCCTTGGAGTCATTAACCATCTCTTCTATGATGATCTGGATAGCCGCCACTACATTATCTTGCTCGTCGTTATATTCTACATCAGGTTCTTCTAACTGTGTATTAGAAGTGAAGCCATGAACTCTACCTTTTTGACGTATCAATGTATGATATTGACTAGTCGATGAGTGGAAACTCCTATGTATTATACCTGACAAGAATTGCATTCCCTTTCCAGCTTCTATTAGTTCTTCGGCTCTTTCATGTATCATGAACTTCTCTATAGAAAAATGACCTACTTCTTCGAATTCAGGACTTGATCGACATATCTTCTTGCTCATAAGCATTATATCTTCGTACCTATTTGTTATGAACCCATTCACCATAATTCCTTGTATGTTTATAGAGTTCACATATTTCATATGCCTCTTCTTTTATTAGATCATGCATATCCATTCGTAGGAGTATGTCTGGGGGAAGTTCTTCTTCCCGACTTAGTTCTTCATAGTATGCCCATAACAATTGAACCACCTCAATCTGTTGATCCCTCGTGAGGTCTAGGTAGTGCATGAAACTAAGTTGATCGTCTATTGTTATGTACATAT